TTGACCATCTCGTCGGCGTGGTCCTCCTGGGCACAATCGTGAACAATCTGCCCCGACACCACGGCCCCGATCGACGCGACGAGCAGGTAGGGCGCCAGGAACTCCAGGATCCTCACGGCAACTTCCCTCCTCTCCGAATCAGGGCGCCCACGACGACCGCGAACATGGCGCCGAGATACAGGATCAACCCGATCATCGTCACGCCCGGCCAGTGCAGGGCGGCGTATCCCGCCACGAGGATCGCCACCCCTCCGAAGAACACGGCCAGCGAAGACACGTAGATCTGCTTCCCTCTCGACTCCTCTACGGTCGTCGAGAAGTGCCCGAGGAACAGTCGATCCAGGGCCCTCGCCCAGAGGCGACCCCGCCTTGCCTTCTCCCCGACTCTCCCGCTGATCGTCTGACCACGATCGCCCCAGGTCGCAGCGTTGAGAAACACGTCGACCGCCCTCCAGACGTTCACGGCGTAGATCTCGACGCGCTCGTACCTCATTGCGCGTACCTCCACCAGTACTTCGGCCACCTCGCTACGATCCGATGCACGTATTCTACGTTCTCCCGATGGTGCTCGACGGACCTCACGCGGCACGACTCCGCGTCGAACGTGTTCGTGGGCGATCCGCACGCCACCCACTCACGCTCCCAGGACCTTCGCGAGCCGTTGTACGTCCTCAACGCGCAGGCCCAGACGGATAGCCACCCGCTCGTCCGGGCGCCGCACCAGACCGCGTTGTCCCTCATCAGCCACGCCTGGAGCCGGGCCGCGTGTAGCGGGTCGCAGATGTCGCCGAAGAACCCCGACGCGCTCTCGACTGCCACCTGGGTCGAGGGGATGAACTGCGTCAGCCCGCGAGCCCCGGCGATCGAGGTCGGGCATCGTCTCCATCCCGACTCCTGCTCGACCTGGGCCAGCATCAGGCTCGACCAGTGGGCGAGCCCGTACACGCGCTGCTGCTGCTTCACCACCTCCCGCCCCCACTTCCAGTATCCGTCCGGGAACTCGGCGCCGAACGACATCCTGAACAGCACGAGGCTCGCAACACCGAGGACCACGAACACGACCACCCGGACCCAGATGGGAACCGACCGTTCGCGGTCCTTCCCCAGCAGGAGCTCCAGGATCGATCCCAGCAGACCCCCTCCGATACGGCCCGCGCGGTCACGGCTTTCACTCATCCGATCACCAGCCCGTTGAACACCATCACGCTCGCAAACACCGCCGCGCTCAGCACCGGATACTCTCGCGCCTGGAACTTCCGGAAGAACACCTCCCAAACGAACCAGCTCTCCAGGAGCGCGGCGGCGAATCCCATCGGGGACCAGACCAGGAAGTCCGTGGCCGGGTTCCGCCAGACAGATGCCGGCGGCACCGCCGCGAAGTACCAGCAGGACAGGCCGTACCCTCCGATCAGCACCATCAGGGCGGCGAAGACACGAACGGCCTGGGATCTCGCGCTCATGATCCCACCCGCACCCTGGCCCTCAGAATGTTTCCGGATGGGGGTCGCAGCTCCACGCTCACGGTCCTGGGGTCGTTGTCGACGCGCTCCACCGCGCGCACCTGAAACAGCACCTTGTCTCCGCCGGCCTCGTGGAACGTCTGCGGCTGGCCCACCAGATACCGAACGTAGTCGGGGCGCTGGCGGTCCAAGATCACTCCGTCGACCGACGGCCTCGTAGGATCGAGCTCCACGCCATGGCCCCTGATCAGCAGATTCGTCCGGAGATCCGTGGCGTCGTGCGTGATGTCGTAGCTGACTTCCACGATCGATCCGTCTTCCACGGGCCCGACCACCGACCTCGTCCCGAATACGACCTTCTCGCCGTTCACGACGAGGACGCCGTCCGGCGGGTCCGTCTCGGGCCGTGACTCCTGCTCGTCACCGGGCAGAACGATCGTGGGCGAGGTCTTCAGCTCGACCCCTCCCACCTTCACCACGATCACCCCGTTGTCCATCCACTTCTTCAGCTCGATGCCTCCAGCGAACCACCTTCCATCGGCCCCGACGATCCCCTCTGCCAAGGTCGTCCCCCTGACCCGGGCCCGGACCGGAAACCCCGTGACCGGCACGTCGTCAGCATCCGTCAGCCCCCACACCTCCAGCGTGGCTGTCATCGCTTCGTCGTCGACCGTGAGCCGAGACTTCGATTTCGTCGGCTCGACCGGCCCCGGGCCGGTGGACGGGTCACTGTCGGACCCCTCTCCTGGGTCCGCGCTTCCCCCGTCCTCTACAGACAGCATCCTCGCCTCCATCTGCCTGCCAGACGGTTCGTGAGTCGACGGGACCGCTTCCGGCGACGCGGACTCGACCGCGGTGTCGTACCGGCCCGCACGGCTGTTCACCGCGATGAACACCGCGACCCCGACCAGAACGATCGTCAACACGACAATGACTGTGACCACTCCCTCCTCCTTTACGTGCTGGGCTCAGCGGACTGTGGCACCTTGCTGCAGTCCACGCCGAGCAGGTAGCGCGTGTACGCGTTGGGCCTTGGGGACTGCGAACAGATCTGGTAGTCGATCTTTCGCTCGATCGCCGCCGACCTCTCTTCCGTCGTGTCCAGCCGCTCGTTCAGGATGTCGATGTTCTCCGTGTTCAGGTGTACCTGAGCGGGAATCGTCCACCACCCGACCAGCGCGAGCCCCGCCGTCAGGCCGATCACGAACATCGTCGCGAGAACTGTCAGCCCACGAAAGCTGGTGATGAGGTAGCCCCAGAACCCCTCCTTCACGAGCGCTCTGCCTTCATTCGTCACCACCACACCTCCCGGAGTGATACGCTTCGGTTAGTCGAACGAAACGTCGATCGCTCCCGCCGCGAACCGGAGCGTGTCCCCGTTCCCCACGGGCTTGGCCGACGACAGCGTGCCGTGGAACAGCAGGTTCCCGGCGGTCACCGCGTCGCGCAGAGCGCCGTGCGAAACCGTCCCCCACGAGGCCGTTGCCTGCGGGAACGTCACGTCCGAATCGTTCTCCATCCCGCTCGTTCCCACCGCCGCCCAGAACGGCGCCGTCGCTCCGTCCTGATTCACCTGCTGCCTCGCGTAGGCGCCGCCCGAGACCTCCGTGCCGGCGTCGGCATCGGTCGGATCGTCGGTGTACAACGCCACGAACGTGTCCAGCAGCGCGAGCTGTGTCCGGCTCATGAAGTGGTCCCGGATCCCCTGCTCCAGAAAGTTGGAAAACGCGCTCATCTTTCGCCTCTCCTTCTCCTAACGTTGACGTTCATCGTGTCGCCCTACTTCCTCGCCCCTCAGTTTCTACAGCGCGAACCGGTCCTGGAAGTACGCCTCCGCGTCGATCAGGTCCTGCCCCGCGAGCGCCGAGTCCCACGCCGCCATCGCGGCGATCTGGCCTCCATAGGTGTCGAAGTTGCCGATCTGCAACCTGTCGGTGACCGTGTTGTTGACCCAGGTCGCCGTCCCGATCTCCACCGCGTCGATCCGGAAGGAGCTCCCGGCACCACCTGTGTGGATCACGGTGAACAGTGCCCACTGGTCGAGCCCCGGCCCCGCCAGCTCGCTGATCCTCGTCACGTCTACATCGTAGGCGTCCCACCGGGGCAGATCATCGTTCAGCTCGATCCACACGTCGTTCGTAAACGCAAGAAACGCATCAGCGGCGAACGAAGGATCGAAGTCGACCCGCGCGACAAGGATGATCGTCGTGGGGCCGTTCGGCCACTCGTCGCTCGTGAAGCCTCCCGCCCCGTCGTCGAACCATGACTCGTGCCACGAGTGCCCGCCCTCGCTATCCCACGACGGATAGTCGACGACGTTGTGCCCGTTCAGAACGCTGTCTTCGACGACCGTGTCGCTACCGAACATCTTCGACGTCGTCCCCGCCGGGGCCCCGGCGTGCGTGACCCTACTCGGCCATTCGTCTCCCGACCCCACTCCGCCAGACGCGAGGTCGTCACCTTCGACCCAGATCCTCGCCCCCAGCTGCTCAGGCGTCTGGATCGAGGACGCCTCGACGGTGGCGATTCCAAGCATCGTCGCCGTGGCGATCATCTTCACCTCGGCGATCCCCGGCGTGACGTCCATGATCAGAATGTCTTCGATCGGGCGCCGCAACCGAATCGGGTCGTTGAGCTGCTTGAACAGGTCGGGAAACGTCGCCGGGTTCGCGCTGCGCCCGAATGCCCCGCCGAGCTCCGCGTCCACGGGGCTCCTCACTGCCGAGACCGTCATCAGGACTGGGCCACCTTTCGTGTCCAAGTCCCCGTCCGCACCAGAGTCTTCCATCCTCACCCAGTCGACCAGGAACGTCTCCATGCTGATCCCGTACCACGGCAAGTCGATTGTCAGCGCCTCACCCTCCACCACGGACGAGTCCCAGGTCTGGTACTCCACTTCGACCGTGTCGTGGCTCCACTTGTTCAGCTCGCCGAGGCCGATCCGAGTGAGCTCGCCCAGCGTCTCCGCCGCGAAGTCGCTCGACACCGCCTCCACAATCCCGGTCGTCGTTCCACCCTCCCTCGCCCTCTGCCGTGCGATCTCGTCGGCGTCCGTGAACACCGCGTCCACCACCATCTCCTCAATCCACCGCACCCGAACCTTGTCCGCGAGGCCGAGAACCGTCTCCCCGTCGTCCTGCCTGAACACGTTCACGAACGGCACGTAGAAGAACTGGGCGGTCTCGCCCGAACCCTCCTTGGCGACCGTCTGGACCGTCCACTCGCTGGTGGAGTCCCGAAACACCTCGACCCTCGGCACCTCGACGTCACCGAACGGCCTGATCGTGTCCCACTGCCGCTTCGATCCGTTGCCAGAGAACGTCTGGTCGTTTACGCCCCCGGATCCAACCACGTTCGTCGATCCGGCACCGAGCTGCTTTCCCCGGATTACGAAATACGGCAACGTCGGATCGGCGCGGAGCGGGTTCCTCCAGATCACGTTCCCTAGCCGCTCGAAGTACCAATCGGCATCCGGGAGCGGTACCTCCGTGTCGGCGGCGAACGTCATTCGCTGGCGGTTTTCAGAGCCAGCCGGGTTGTCCGTCTCCTCGATGCTCTCGATCGATTTCCACGCTTTCGACCCGATCGTGTATTCGTACCGATGGCCGTACTTCGTGCTCGTGGCCGGGTCTTCGAAGGCGCCCCACAGATCGGGCTGGCCGGAAGCACCCCACTTCGCCCGCTCTCCGTCGGTCATCGCCTTCCGTCCAAGGTCTTCTGTCGACTTGTCGGCCCCCACGACGTGCTGCTTATTACGGTACGACGGGTTCCGTCTCCGGACCTTCACCGACCCACGGATCATCCCGGATCCGACTGCGACCACGGACGACGGGACGAGGTCCCGGCGACGGAAGTGCAGCCCCCTGCTGAAGTCGATGAAGGCGATCAGCCCGCTCATCCCCGCCAGGTCGTCGATCACGTCGCTGACGGGCCGGTGGTCTGCTACATACCGCTCGATCAGCAGCCCGTCTTCGATCGTCGCTTCCGTCACGCCCTCGAACTGCAGGATGCTGGCCAGCAGGCCACGCACGATGTCTCCCGCCAGCATGTCTTCCCACTCCCCCGTCACCGTCCTCTTGTCCGCGAGGTAGTGGTGGTCCACCATGTCGATCGAGAGGAACCGGCCCTCGGTCACCCCGCCGACGACCTCCCACGCCTCTTCCTCGATCGCGTCGAGCCACCCGTCGAAGAGAGTCCTCGCGCCAACCGAGACGTGGACCGGGTTCCTGTACTCGAACACGTTCGCGCCCCGCACGGTCGCCCGGAACGAACCCGTCGAACGACTGTTCACCCTGCGGTCGATGCGGAGCGATCCCGGCGTGTATGATACGGCCTGCCCCCCCACGGTTACCTGGATCGTGCTCACTTGTTTATCTGTCCAATGCTCGTGTACACGTCTGCGATCATCCTTCTGCCGATCATGTCCCCGACCTTTCGCCCGTCGAGGTTCACTACGCCGGTGAGGTCAATCGGGATCTCGCTCGCCACTTCTTTCCCTTCCACCTCGACCCGAAGCGCAACACTGGGATCAACGGCGACGTCGAGACCCAGGTCTGCGGATAGCGACGACATCAGGTTCGACCCGTCACCTGTGGGCGTGCCGGGCCCGATACCACGCTCCGTGAACTGCCGGTCGAAAAAGTCGTCGATCCGCTCGTCCAGCGTCTTCTCGGGCGGCACGAAGAACTCGTCCAACACCTTGCCCAGAATCTCGTTCAGGCCCCTCTCTCCGAACTTTCTGCCCTCCAGGATCTGCTCGATGACGTCCCGGAAGAACTGCCTGCTGTCCTCGCCCTCCAGCCCGAGCGCCGTCCCCTCGGCGAGCTTCTCCGCCAGGAACAGCGTGCGGTCCTCTTCGCTCAAGCCCAACCTCTCCAACAGGTCGGACAGCTGACCGAACGGCTCGTCCCTGTTCCGGTCCAGCGTCCTCTGGACCCGGACGATGTCCTCCTCTTCCAGCCCGCCCTCCAGGCCCAGGGTCCCCTTCAGGTCGTCTCCGCCACCGAACAGCCGCTTGAAGAACCCGCCGACCGCGCTCCCGATCTTCTTCAGGGCGCTCATCACCGCACCGAACAGGTCGATCCCGAACAGATTCCCGATGCTCTGTACGGCATTGAAAATCACGCCCGCCGGGCCGGCCATCGCCGCGAGGGATGCTCCGAACCCGGTGATCGTTTTCAGAATCCCCTGCCCGCTCGACGAGAACGCGTCGCTCACGAGCGACCTCAGATCACCGATCGAGTCTCCGATGCTGGATAGGGCCCCCTGCGTGATCGCGTCCAGGTCCTTGAACACGGAGCCCGAATGCGCGGCAGATTCGGCCACGTCGTCCATCGTGACTTCGACCTCGACCATGACCCCCTTCAGGTCGTCGAACTCGCCTGTAGCGCCGACCGTGGACTTCCTCCACGCCTCCAGGTCTTTCTTCGCCTCCTCGATCCTGTTCTCGACGGTCTCGTAGCCCTGGATCACCGTCCTCAGCGACCTCACGTGCTCGATCTCGGCCCGCGTCGCGCCGTCCACGGCGAGCCGATAGTCGTCGGCCTCGTCAGCGGTCAGGCCCAGCGTCGCCGCCGTGTCCTCCAGCGCCTCGATGTACTGCGCGACCTGCTTGCGCCCATCGTCGATCTCGTCGCCGAGCTCGGAGAGCCCATCCTTCGTCTCCTCCGCCTGGGCCACCCCCTCGACCATCGCTTTCCGCAGGGCGTTGAAGCCGGTCACCGCGAGGTCCGTCACGTTCGCCTTCACGCTCCGGCCCACCACCTCGAACGCCTCGCCGATCTCCGTCAGGCTACCCCTCATCGCCGAGAACTCGGCGACCTTGTTCACCACGTTGCCCACGCCGCTCGCCATGTTCTTCGTCGCCCGGTCGAACGCCTCGGCCAGCTGCTCGATCGCCGGGCGCCCGTCCTGAACCATCTGCTCGAACGATCGCCGCACGCCCCGGATCGCGATTTCGACGCCCGCCGCCAGCTTTTTCGACTCCTCGATCGCCTTGTCCCGCATGATCTCGAACTGCTCGCCGACCGCGTCGACCATCTCCGGGATGATCGAGTTGTCGACCAGCTGGTCCTTGAGCCACGCGAACGGTCGGAGGATTTGCTTCACGCCCTCAAAGACGAGCGCGGCGAGCGCCTTCAGCCCGAGCACCACCACGTTCTCGATCAGCTTCAGCGTGGCCTTCACGGCACCGACCACCAGGTCCAGCACCCCGGTCAGGATCCCCAGGATGTTCTGCCACGCCTCGTCCCAGTCCCCCTGCAGGATGTTCACGATCAGGGCCACCGCATTGATGACGATCTTCCCCATGTTCACCACACGCCCGATGATGAGCTCGAACATCGCGGTCACCACGCCGATGACCTGCGGCGAGATGAACTCCCACAGCGCCTTCACCTTCTCGAACACGGCGCCCATCAGCTCGGTGATGTCCCGGATCGCGGGTCCCGCCGTCTCCTTGAGCTCGTCGATCAGCTCCTTGACGCGCGTACGGAACTCCTCGCTCCTCTTCCACGCCAGAATGAACGCGCCCGCCAACAGCGCCACCTTCGCCACGACCAACCCGACCGTGACCCCCAGAGCGAGGATCGCCGGCAGAACAGCCCCCGCCGCCGCGGTCGAGAAGACCGCGAACGCGCCGATCACCGCGCCGATCGTCGTCAGCAGAACACCGGCCACGGTCACCACGGGACCGATCGCCGCGAGGAGCCCGGCCAGCGCCACGATCGCGAACCGCACCCCTTCGGGCAGGTTCGCAAACCCCTCCGCGATTCTGATGAAAACCTGCCCCGCGATCTCCCCCAGTTTCGTCACCTGGGCGATGACCGGTCGGATCCCCTCGAAGATCAGGATGAACCCGGACTCGAAACTGGCTTTGATCCTGTTCCACGCCTGGGTGATGATCTCGCTCGTCGTAGCGAAGCCCTGGCCGAGCGCCTCCGTTTCCCCGCCGACCGACGCCTCGATCTCCTTGAACGTCTCGGCCTGGGCGCCCGCCGTCGCCATGACACCCGTGAGGCCCTGCACCTGCGGGATCAGCGTGACGAGCTTTTCCGTGTCGCCCTCGACCACGTTGAACAGATCGATCAGCGTCTTCGCCAGGCCCTCCTCGCCGGCTTTCCGCCGCAGGTCCTCGAACGAGAACCCGAGCTCGCGGGCGAGGTCGATTCCTTCCTGGGTCGGCTTGTTGAACGCCGTCAGGGCGGCACGGAGACCCGTTACCGCTTCTCGTGAGCTCACACCGAGCCTCGTGAAGGTGGCGATGAAGCCACCGACCTCGCCGAACGTGATGCCCATCTGGCTCGCCAGCGGGATGACCCTGCCGAGCGAGCTGGCGAGGTCCTCGGGCTCCGTCTTTCCTTCCCGGACGGTGGCGATCAGGATGTTGGTCGCCTTCTCGGCGTCGAGGACCGCCGGACCGTAGGCGTTCATGGCCGACGTCACCGCGTCGGCGACCGTCTTCGTCTCCCCGAGCCCGACCGCACTGGCCTGCGCCGAGAACGTCAACGTGTCGATCGCCTCCTGGCCCCGGAGACCGGCGGACGTGACGAAGAACAGCGCCTCGGCGAGCTCCCTCGGCGACTTCCCGACCTCGGGGCCCAGCTTGAGCAGGTCCCGACTCCACGACTTCACCTGGTCCTGGTTGACGCCGACCAGCGTATTGATCTGCGTCATCGTCGACTCGAAGTCGGCGCCCATCTTCGTCGCCGCTCCGGCCACGCCCAGGATCGGGACCGTGATCGCGGCGGTCATCCGCGTCCCCACCTGCGTCATCGCCGAGCCGACCTGCTGGAAGTTGGCTCCGACGTCTTTCAGGTCGGACCCGGCGGCCCGCAGCTTCTGCTGCAGGTCGCTCGTGTCCCCCAGCACCCGGACGAGGATGTTCTTGTCAGCCACTACGCCTCCCGGCGCTCAGCCAAGCCGCCCACATTTTCGCCTTGTGCAGTAGGACCGCGTCAGGCTGGGGGCCCGACGGCGCCTCTCGCTTCAAGAAGTCGTCGGCCTTGAAGGTCCGGTGCTTCTTGCGGAACGGGGCCGCGTTCAGGATCGTGGCGCAGATGGTCGCGGCCCTCCTGTCTTCCGCTCGACGTGTCGCCAGCATCCGGTCCACCATGGACCGGAACTGGCGCGGTGTGGTCTTCCAGAACTCCTGCTCCGTCAGTCCAAGGTCGATTCGACCGATGCTCCAGACGGTGAACCAGTCGGCGCCCTTCCATCCGGTTCTGCCGGTTCCTCCGGCCCGGTAGGGCGACCCTCGGGTCCCACCGGCATCTCGACCGCCGTCTCTTCGCTGATGTGGTCCTTCGTGGCCCTCTCCACGGACTCCATGATCGACTTCATGTTCGCGCCGCTCAGCCACGATCCCACCTGCCGGATCGTGACGTCCGGCTCCTCGTGGAGCAGCCCGGCCCAGATCAGGGCCCGCATGTGCCTTGCGCCGAACTCGTCGAAGCCCGTCTGCAGAACGTTCACGCCCGTGGCTTCCTCGAAGTCCGCAAGGGCGTTGAAGTCGAGCAGCAGCGTTCGCGTCTTGCCGCCGAGCTCGATGTCGATCCGGGGCGCTGTCGGGTTGTTGCTCACCCCATTCCTCCTCTCGCTTACGTGAAGACCGGCTCTCCGGTCGGCTTGATCGTGATCGACGCGCCGAGGAACCCGCTGACCGGGGCTGTGTACTCGAACCCGATCACGATCCCGGCGAAGTCCATCTGTCGCGACGGCGACAGGAACGGCCAGATCAGCTGCATGTTGTGCGCCAGCCGGTCCTGCCAGAACGCGAACAGTCCCGTCGTCTCATCGTGCGTCGCGTCGGCAGGATCGAGGGCGAGGTCGAACGTCACCTCTCCGCTTCTCTTGATCCCCGCCACGAACTCCTCGAACGCGTTCGGCGAGTCGTGAGCGGTCACCTCGATGATGTCCGTGGTGAACCCCGGACCGCTGATGTCCTGGACCCCGGCCACCACCGTGAACGCCTCGGTGGGCGTCGCGGCATCGCCGATGGTCAGCTGCGTCCCGAAGGACGAGAACTTGCCCATCTCTTACTCCTTTCCTCGTTAGTGCATCGCGCTTCTGTGGCCGTCCCGCGACTGCTTGTTCAGGTACGTCGAGCCGCAGTCCGGGCACGAGTATGCGGGACGCCCCGCCCACCTCGCGTCGGCTTCGTCCGGCACGCTTACGGGCTCTTCTGCCCCCGCCACGTCTTCCTCGTGCTCCGTCTCCGGCGGAGCCTCCTCTTCCGCACCCTGCTCTTCCGGGTACTCCTCCATCGAACCCCCTTTCTACGTCGTGTCTTGGACCACGGCGGTGAACTCGACCGTGTAGAGCCGGATCCCCGGCTCCGCCTCACGTGACGTCAGCGGGATCTCGTTCCCCTCGATCGACGCTGTCGCCCCGACGATCTCCATCAACTGCACGCCCCTGACCTCTCGATCCAGGTGCTGGGCCATCAGGGCCCTCAGAGACATCAGGATCGCCCGCGACACGTAGGATGCCTCCCGGTACTCCTCGCCCGAATCCGCCGACTGGATCACCCACCCCACCGCCACCTCGACGTTCCCTACGTCGAGAGACCTCTCGTGCGTCGGCGTCGCGACAGTCATCGTGCCGGCGCTGACGAACACCGACGGTCGGTCGATCCCCGACTGCAACCAGTACGCCTGCGACATGTCGCTCCGCGTGAGCACGTCCACGTCGTCGTACGAGGGCCGACGGTCGCCGGGCCGCACCTCGATCTCGTCGATCGCGCCGGACAGCCCCAGGTCCGACCTTCGCAACCACGCGGCTACGATCTCGACCGTCTCGGCGATCACGACTCGTCGATCTTCCGCTGGACGTGCTCTCCCGCGAGCCGTTCGGCTTCCGCCGCGATCCGGTCCGCCATCCGCGGCCCAACCAGCGGACGGACCGCGTCCTGCGGCGCCGCGTACGGCACGAGGGTCCCACGTCGATATTCCTTCTCCTGCTTCTCCACGACCCCCTTCGCGGGACCCACCAGCGAGGCCCTCAGCACGCCGTGGTCCCATAGCGGGCGGTTCACGCCTCCCCGATTCCCGCCCCGGTTCCTCAGACGGCTCCTCACCGTCGCCGGGGCCAGCGGCTTCCACCGATCCCCTCCGTGCGAGCCCGCCGTACTGAACTGTTTCCGGAACTCGTCCTCGACGAACCCGTTGAGCTCGTTCCACACGGGCCGGAAGTCGCGCACCTTCCCTGGTAGCTGATCGAACAGCCTCTCCACCGCCTTCGCGTCGACCTGCACCCCGAACTTCATCCCCGCCCTACGAACGGCGCCCACTCCACCGGTTCGTCGCTCAGGTCGTCCGCTGCGCCCGTCAACAGGAACGGCTGGAGGATCCGGTCCACGTCCGACACGATCCGATCCGTTTTCAGCAGATCCTTCAGGTCCTCCTCTTCTCCCGACAGCCGCATCTGCTCGATCACGAACAGGTGCTCCGCCTGCCGCGAGATCGCCATTCTCATCTGGTCCGCGAACCTCGGAAGCGACATATCGACGTTCGTGAGCCGACCGTCCAGGTCCATCCCCAGACCGGGCCGGTTCAACACATCGTCTTCCGCCTCCAGGACGATCCGCTGCACGTCGTCGTAGTCCCGCAGCCTCGGGCTCAACAGGACCAGGTCCGGGCTGTCCGTCGACCCGTCGAAGAACGGCCCCATCAGGAACGCCGCGAGCACGTACTGGCCCACGTTGGCGTCCACGTCCACACGGATTTCCGTAGACCCCGACTGGACGTCGAAGTCGCCGGGGGCGTCCCAATCGAAAGAGCCCTCGGCGGTCACCTGGGTCGTGAACACCAGGACCGGCGTCTGGTTGGCTACGGATCGGATGTGTACCGCGAGATCGACGGACGTCGCGAGCTCCGCGACGTTCGCCTCCAGCCGCCAGCGCGTCCGGCCAGCGGTCGGGAACCAGTCGCCCACGACGGGGGCCGATCGAATGGCCCCCGCCAGAGCGACGTACGTGGCCGACGTGTCAAGCACGCTCGACCGCTACTTCTTCCCGCCGGACTCCTCTTCCGGCTCCTCGTCATCTCCGGGCTCGGGCTCTTCGCCCTGTCCCTCGACGTCGTCTTCTCCGGGCTCGGGCTCGGGGGCGGGCTCGGGGGCCGGGGGTGCGCCCCCGCCGATCCGATCCCAGTCCAGCGTCGCCTTCGCCTTCTTCGCCGCCGCTTCCAGGTCCTTCTCCTGGCCAGGCAAATACATCTGCCCCCGGAACTGCGTGGCCCCGACGATCGTCTTGTTCTGCTTGGCCATCAGGCCCCCTCCGTCAGGGTTACACGCCAGCGTCGATCACGAACACCGCCTGCTCGTTCGGCAGCGGCATCGCATTGATCTGGCACTCCACGTGCAGCGACCGGTACCCGTTTGCGGCCTCCAGGAACACCGTGTTCCCGTTCCGATCGAACTGCGCGTCCGGCTCCGCCGCGCTGATGTCGACCGCACGGACCACCGGCGCGAACCGGGTCGACCCGATCCTGCCTCCGGCGGGGATCGCGGCCACCTTCTGCGCCGGCCACGTCTTCGTCGAGGCGTGCGTCACGCCACCGTCCGAGAACGTGTCCACGGTCCGCTCGTTCACCACGATCGTGAAGTCGCCGATCCCGAGGTCCCGGCGCGCGGACTCGATCACGGCCCCGAGGGAACGCACTCCGCCGTCCACGGCGAAGTTGTTCGGAGCGTCGTCCTTGATCGCGTTCGCCGTGGCTCGCCTCATCATCAGCCCGCCGATCGGACCGACGTTCTCCTGGGCGTTGTCCACGAACGCCAGCATCTCGTCGTAGGCGTTCACGGTGCCATCGTCCCACGCCGTCGCGGCGGTCGTGTACCGCGTCGCGGCGATCGGCAGCGCCATCGTCTGCTGGACGCCCGTCGCCGGATCGGTCGCGATGATCTGACCGTTCGCCCACGCCGTCATGGCGTCGAGCTCGATGCGCCTGAAGTTGGCCAGCGCGAGAGCGTCCACGCGGGACTCGACGTCGAGCTGGAGCTCGTCGGCGATCCTGGCGAAGTTGCCGCCGAACCGCTCGATCAGGTCCTGGAACTCACGCTCGTTCACCGCGAACCGCGACTCGATCGGGACCATCTCGACTTCGGACAGCGGCCCGACGCGCCGAGGGATCAGCCGACCCTGCTGGTTCCACTCTCTGCGATCCGCCGTGGGCCGGAAGAGCTCGTTCGTGTACGTCTGTACGCGAATCGAGGATGTCGGCTCGCTCGGCATGAACGTGGCCCAGATCAGCGTCCCGTCATCGGACGGGTCCACCGTCTGCGCCCGGATCGTCAGCAGCCCAGGGGTCAGTCCCTCCAGCTGTTCGATGATCTGTCTCATCTGTCAGCCCCCCTTACTGCTGCAACACGAGGGTCGAGTTGCCGAAGGCGGTCAGCTCGTCCGCCGTCAGCACACGACCGAGGATGTCTTCGGTCACCGCCCGGTTCACCACGGCGTAGACCGCCACGGCGAGCTGGAAATCGGTGGCCGCGCCGAGCGTCGCCGCCAGGTTGTCATCGGCGTCGGGGATCTTCGTGGCCTCGACGACGACACCGAACATCTCGGTCTCCGTCGCTGCCACGAGCGTCCCGTCCGATTTCAGCGGTACGCCGGGCTTGATGTACCCGTCCGCGTCCACCTCGTCCGTCGTCAACCCGCTCACATCCACCGTCACGACCCCCGTCGCGATCAGCTTGATGAACGGGGAGTCGTACAGCGAGTCGGCCGAGACGAGCGTCTTGCTGCTCAGCGGGCTCATGTCATGGTCTCCCTTCGGTCACGTGACCGGATGCGCTACTCGGCAGCGCCAACCGCCTCTCGCCAATCCGTCGAGCGGTGTCGGTTCTTCTGGGCCTCTTCTCCACGCTCTCGCGCCTTCTGGTACCGGTCGCCTTCCTGACCGCCACCGCGTCCACCTTCCGAGTCGCGTAGACCGGGACCGGACTTCACGCCGGTCATCTTCTCGTCGGCCTCCGCCTCGTTGAACGCTTCGTCCGCGAGCGCGTCGAGCGGGCTCTGGTTCGGTGCCGCCTCCAGCGGGATCTCACGATCCTTCTGGAACACCCGGATCTTGCCCTCCTCGTCGAACCGGATTCGCTCCCGCAGGTCTTTCGCCTTCACCCGTGCGTAGAGCGGCTTCAGCCCCTTCTTCAGCATCTTGGCTTCGAGGGTCTTGATCGCGTTCCCGTACTCCGCGGCATCGAGCCGCTCCTTGAGGGCGGCAACCTCCTGCTCCTTCTCGCTCCGAACCTCACCGATCCGCTCTTCCCACTGCTCGTTGATCTTCTCGACGTTGGGCACCTCGCTCTCGACCTCCTGCAACCTTTCCTGCAGTGAGTCGCGTTCGGACCGGAGGGCGTTGTGCTCCTTCTCGACCCGCTCGCGGATCGAGCGCTCTTTCCCCACGGCGTCCTGGTGACCCTTGTCGTAGGCCAGCTGGTACACCGATCCGGCTCCTCGCGGGAGCGATTCCAGCACCTTCTTCGGATCGTGCTCCTTCAGGCCCTCGACCAACGCGTCTAGCGTAAGGCCATCGCCTTCTGCCATCGCCTCCTCGTTTCGTTGTGTTGGGATCGCCCTTTTCGGCGGCGACATCTTCCGCATGAGACGCTCGTTCGGCGACCGCGTCTCCGAATCGCAGGTGACGGGAACCTTACGGGGGTGGGACGTGCAAGGTGGTCCCGGTCGCCGCAAGCATATCCACTGGTAGCAGTGAAGTCAACCCTGGAATCCCCGCGTGCGCCGTGGAAACGGGGCCGTGGGCCGCGCGGGGGAGTGTGGGAGGGGTGGTGTGAGGGGCGAGCGGCTTCTGGGCGTAGCGCGGCGTGTACGCGGCGCGTCTACAGCACGTCGGAGGCCCTGACGGGCGAGGCTCCGCTCAGCACGGATTCGAGCACCCCGCGACCGATCCCGATCGACCGGTTCGCCTGCTTCTCCATCCTCCGTACGCGGTTCTCGGTCATCCCCGACGTGTCGAACGGTGGCTCCGTGGCGGCGAACGTCCCGGTCGGCTTCGCCTTCTCGATGTCCGCCGCGCTCCTCCGCACCATGCTGATCTCACATCGGTCGAACGGATGCGGCAGGGCGGGGATCTGGTCGACCGGGTAGATCCCAGGCCCCAGCTCGAAGAAGTCGGCGTCCCGGAGCCAGTCGCACTCATCCGGGACCTGACCGCGACCTCGGTCGGGCGACGTCTCCCACCGCGCCGCTTCGATGAACGGATCCTGAATCGCGTGCTGGAGCTCCACCTCGTGTCTGGCGTGCCCGTACTCCGTGAACGCGATCCGCTCGGCGTTCAAGCGCATGTTCGCCGCGCCCTTTCGAACGCTGAGCGGCACCTTCCGCAGGTCGATCTTCGACACCTCGCCGGTCAGGGTCGGCACGGTCTCGAACAGGCTCGTGAACGACTCCGACCCCTGCACGTAGAACCGCATCCTCCGGGCCAGCTCCGTCGGGTGGGCGCCCTCCAACATCCCGAGCCGCATGATCGTCGCCGCCTCCTCGGCGGCGTTCGCGCCCCGCGCCCGCAGGATCGTCCGCCACGTCGGCGCCCCGCCGACCCCGTCGAACGCGTTTGCCAGCCGGACGTCGGGAACGAGGATCCGCCCGAACGTCGACGCCCCGACACCCTCGGCCCTGGCTACCGCTGCGGTCGCCCTCCGGTATACCTCCTGGGTCTGCTCGAACGAGAGGCGCCGACCTGCGGCGAACGCCGACTCCATCTGTCTCGCCCAGTCGTCGATGATCGAGCGCGTGATCTCCTGGGCGGCGATCAGCGCCCTACCGGACTCCAGCCCACGCGCCGTCTGGATCGAGCCGAACCGACGGGCCATCTCGCGCTCCAGCCCATCGGCGAGCTCGTTGAGCGCACGTCGGATCCGCTCGGCCTCGGCGGCGTCGAGCGCGAACAGCCGCGATCGTGCCTGGAGCTGCGCTACTTTGTACGGACTAACCGGCAAGGTCGGGGACCAGGCCCGCGAGGGCCTGCCTGATCTGGTCGGGTTCCACGTGGCCGGTCATGTTGATCGTTCTCCATCGTGCCGGGACGTGGAGCGTGATCGCGCCTCCGATCTTCTCCAGCCGGGCCTCGATCGCCCTCTGCGCTTCGTACCGCTGGCACCCGGTCGTCTTGATCCACGACAGGATCGTCGGCTCCATGTCCCTGACACACCACACGACCCGTGCGTTCGGGAACTCTTCGATCCACTCCTTCAGCGGCATCGACGGCGACTTGTACCCCCACGCACCTCTTCGATCGTCGGTCTCGGCTCGTATCCATCGTCTCCACGACGACCGATCGAGCACCCCGCGAGCGTACATCATGTCGATCGACGTCAGGCGCCGGTCCTCGTAGCACCCGTTTGGCACGTGGTCGGCCCTCAACCCCTCCCCGCCCATGTCCACGCCGAGCTCGACCTCCAGGACTCGGGCCACCTCGCTCGTACCGGTTCGTCCGGCCCCGACGACCAGCACGGGGTCTTGCGGGGACGGACAGATCATCGAGACCTGCCTTTCGAGGCGATCGACTGCTTCGATCAGCGAGAACAGGGAGGCTTCAGCCGCTACCAGCCTGAGCTCGTGCCACGGGTCCGTCACTCCTCATCGGGAGCGGGCGGCTCTTCCCCCGGCGCCCCCGAACCGCCGGGTTCGCTACCGCCCGTCTCGCCGATTCTCCCCCCGAAGGGCGCCAGACCCCCGGTCAGGTCGTCCAGCCGGTCCCTGCTCTCGGCCAGCGTCTTCGCGGCCTCCAGCACGGCGTCGCGGAGCGTCGTCGGCTCCGTCCCGCCGCCCAGGGCCCTCACCTGTCGCTCGTTCCCCTCTTCGTCGGTGAAGATCCCCGCTGCGTCGAGGACCTGCATGATCGTCTCGACCTTCGCCGGGCCCGGCACGAACCCGATCGAGTCGATGATCTCCTGGATCTGCCGGAGCCGCGCCGCCGCGCTCAGCTCGTCCTCGACCATCGCGGCCTCTTCGTCGTCGAGGATCACACCGCGCTCCTGAGCCGACAGCACGATCGAGCGGGCGTCGAGACGCGCCGAGCGGACCCCTGCCTTCCCGACCAGATCGAACAGCTCGCCCACCTCGTCGGAGAGCGACAGCAAGTCGAACTCCCGCTGCCACCGCACCACGCCCGACGGACGCTCGAACCCGAACGCCATCTCCAACCACCGGATCGCCGTGTTCTGGCTCTGCTCCATCTCGGAGGCCAGGAGCGCCAGTCGCGGCGCCTTGATGTCGCCGAACCCGGCCCGCTTCGACAGGCCGCTCGACTCGGGCCTACCCGTCGCCTCCTGCGCCGCCATCCTGCTGGCGTTCTCCACGATCCTGTCCAGCGCCGACTCGAACACGCCTGCCGGCACGGCCCCCGTCGAGCCGTCGTGGATCTGCGGCATGATCGGCTGGAGCCCTTCGTCGAGGACACCGCCCTCCACGGTCGTGTGGCGCAACCCGACCCACCGGCTGCCCCCGCTCGCCTGCTGCGTCACCTCGTTGAACGTCTCTGGCGAGACCCCGATGAAGAACAGCATCGACATCGCGGCATCCCAGGCGTCGAACTCGCACGCGGACTCCAGGTTCATGTACCCGATCGCGGCCTGTCCGAGGTGCGTGATCGCGGACCTCGACATCGCAGGCTTCGTCCTGGTGCCGGGGTCGCGGTCGTAGAAGTGGGCCCAGAGCGGTATTTCCCCACCGAACGAGGACCAGTCTCCGGTCAACGGCTGCCCGTCCGCGCCGAGCAGCGGCTCGAACTCCTCGTCGAACCTCCACCACCCGCCGCCCACGAACTGCTCGCCCAGCCCGTCGAACCCCTCCCGAACGAACAACGTGTACCGGTCGACGAAGTCGTTCCCTTCGAGCTCACCGTCCGCGTTCAGGAGCGGAGACCTCTCCGCACGTTTCAGCACTGCGAACACCAACTGTCCGTTCACGAAATGCCAGTTGACGATGTCGAGTGGGGAGAACTCCACCAGGAACGGTCGGACGCCATTTAGGACGTCCTCGACGGTCACCACCCCGTCTACCCCCGCGGGTTGATCGACGAATAACCAGCGGTGTCCCGTCGCCATCGCCCGCTTCGTCACCGTCGTCCACCAGTTGGGCCACTGGCTTCCGTCGTTCCCGACCCCGTCAACGTTGTAGAACACGAGCTCCGCGAAGGACGGCGTCGCCTGATCTTCCGAGCGTCTTACCTCGCCGAGCTCGCCGAACGTGAGCGACTTGTCGACCGGCGGGCTCGATTTCATCAGATGGCCCGTGAGCGACGTGGCGAGCATCTCGGGGAAGTTGAGGTAGGTCGCCTGCTGCTTCCGGCTCGCGAACCGGGAGGCACCCACCTCGCCGCCCTCGCGCTCCCAATCGAACTGCCGCAGCTCGTCGAGAACTTCATCGTCGCCGCGCAGCCTGATCTCGTTCCTCTGCCACAGCTCTTCGTGTGCCGCGTAGACCGGATGGACCTGCCCGAGAAACTCCAAGGCCATCTCCTACCGTCCTTCCCGCCCCTTCGTCGGGTCCGGGGCTTACGTGTACCGGGCGAACCCTTTCCGGCTCCCCCGACTGCCGCTCCGCTTGATGTTGTCCACGATCTTCTGGAGCATCGAGAACGCTCCGCTTGCCGCGTCGACCTGATCGTCGTTCACTCCGGTTGCGGGAAAGTTGCTGTGCTCGAAGACGAACGCCCGGTTCCACGGCCCCCTGACCAGGATGACATTCCCCCCCTGTTGCTGGGCCGAGTATGGGTCTGCGCGTACGGGCTTGCTCCCCGAGGGACGGTCCACCTTGACCGGAAACCCGGCCATCAGCTTCACGAACGCTCGGGCCCGATCCTTGCCGCTGGACCCCGGCTCTTGTTGGTGGATTTGGATGGTCGTGTTGGCCTCGCCGTTCGGATTGCGGTCCCTGGCGTCCAGCTCTGCTGTCTCCCGCTGGATCCGATCCCGCTCTCTCGTTGCCCACTGTCCCCGTACGACGTCCTCAACGTAGATCTCGCCGTCTTTCCACGCCATTTTCACGCCCGCCGTATAGTCGCCCGCCTCGTCCAGCGAGGCTTCGTCCCAGTACCGAACCCTCCAGGCGGCTCCTGGGGTCGAGTCCTCGTAGACCCACTCCTTCTGCGGGAAGACGTTCCCTGTCGTGTGAACGATCTTCCAGTTGCCGTGGATGAGCCGCTCCTGCTCCACGTGCGACATCGCTTGCAGGTTCGACACGTAACCCGGATCGCTCTTCATCAAGACCTTGTTGTCGTAGACGCTCGCGGGAATGAACGACATCGATTTCGGACGCGCCCCCTCGACCATCCTGTCCCCGAACTCGCGCATCAGACTGTCGGGGTCGTCGGCCCAGTGGATCTGGTCCATGAGCCGAACGAACCACCGCACCTTCCCGCTCCGCTCCTTGATCGCATATCCGGTCTCCGGATCCCACCACCACTGGAGCAGATCGGCGAGCCAGCCCGGTCTCGGGTTCGCGGTCGCCTTGATCCACGGTTTCACGGGGATCGCCGTGCGGTTCCTGGCCAGCATGAACCAGAACTGCTCTTCCTCGAACTCTTCCAGCTGATCGAACGCTATGAACGGTATCTGGGCCCCGTGCCACCCGTAGAGCGATTCTGTCGTCCCGAGATGCGAGAACCGGATCCTCACGTCATTCGGCCACTCCCACCGGAAGTTGCCGGCCTTCGGGTCGCCACCCAGGAGGCCGTAGATCTCCTTCGACTCGTCCCACAGCCCACCCTCGGCTGAGATGCGGGGATACGTGCGTCTCATGTAGACGGCCTTGAACCCTGGCGTGTGGCTCTTCATGCCGGGCACCACGAAGCGGAGCGGGTCGATCAGTAGGCCGTACGTCTTCCCGCCCCCCGCCGCGCCGCCGTAAATCGTGATGTCTGCCCGACTGCAGTAGAACGCCATCTGCGGGCCCGGCTGCGGGCTGATCCGTATCCTGCGCGGCGCCTCTTCTCGACGGGGTCGGACCGTGGCTACCGACACCGGACTACTCGTCGTCGTAGGCGGGAACGACGAGCTCGACGACCGTGGGCGCGAGGTCCACGGGTCCACCGTCCGCACCCGTCACCTCGCTCCGCCTCGTCTCGTGCCACCCGCCTTGCGTCTTCATCCAGAAGAACCGGCAAGCGTTGTCCCCCTGGAGGGCGTCCTGGATGATCGACGAGGCGATCGACAGCTTGGCCCTGGCTCGACCCTTTTGATACGCCGCCATAACTCGCGGGTCTTCCTCGATCCTCCGGTACAGCGTCCGTTCGCTGATCCCGAAGAAGTGGGCGATCTCCTCCACTTTTAGGCTGGCGGCGTACCGCTCGATCCTGTCGAGGTCTTTCTGGCTGAACGACCCGTCTTCGGTGGAGAGGTTTCCGGTTACCCTGGGCCGTCCCCCGGACTTCCCTTCTCCCCCGTGCTGGTAGCAGAGCCCGTCTGACTTCCGCGAGCAGGGCTTCCCTGGAATGGTCGTCCCGCCGTGGTCACCGCACGTCTTCACTCCTCGGCCTTTTCACCCACCCTGGCGAGGTACTCGGCGGCGAGATATTCCAGCGCCTGCCATGCGTTCCGGTCTCGCACGTCACCGTTCTCGACCATGTGCGTGACTGCGCGTTGGAGGATGCCCGCCGGCCCGACCGGCATCCTGGGCGAGCCCACGATCGCCTCGATCTCGACCCACTCGTCTTCCCCGTGCCCGATCTTCTTGGCCCTGGAGAGGTAGTGGACGTTCAGGATCCGGACCATCTTGGCGACGATCGCGGCGATGTTCCTCACGTCGAACCTCTGGCTCACGTCGATCGCGATCCGCTTGAACCCGTCGAAGTCCTCGTAGTCTGCGACCACGACGTGACTGTCGGCTTCGAGCAGCTCCAGCACCTCCTCGAACCGATCGTAGTCCCTCTTCACGAAGACGATGTTCACGATCTCGTGGTCCAGGTCGAACGACATCTCGCCGATGTCGACGGGCGTACCGAGCTCCAGGTCCTCGTCGGCGATTCCGGTCTCGATCCTCGCCTCGATGTCCTCGATGCTGAAGAACATCTCCGCGAGCACCTGCGGGTCGTCGAACCCTACGAGGGCGTTGTGGGCGAGCTGCTTGGCCGTGATCTCGTCCCGCGACATCTCGCGCGTCTCCACGAGCACGCACAGCATCTCGATCTGTGCTTTGCGGGCGGCGCGGATCCGGTGGTGGCCGGAGATGATCTGGAACTCGGTCTCCGGGTCGTCTGGGGAGGGGTTGTAGACGTAGGGGAGCTGTTCCAGTGCGCCGCGCTTCCCGATGTTGTCGCTCAGGCGGTCGAACTTCCGGGTCGGCATCACCCGAGCGTTCTTGTCCTGCTCCCGCAGGCAGTCGTGATGCACGTGCCAGATCTCCAGGCCCTCGCCGAGGGGTGCGATCCGCTCTCTCTTCTTCAGGTTCGGATGCGTCATTGCTCTGTCCTGGCTCCTTCCCGCCGCTTTTTCCACTCCTCCCTTTCCGCCTCGAACTCGTCGAGATACGCGGCGAGGGCCTCCTGAAAGGTCTCTTCCCGGAACTCGCAGGCGTACTGAATCTTGTACATGCCGTTGGGCTACTTCTCCCGGTGCGTCACTTCCAGCAGCCCGCTGTTCAGCTTGACGTGCCGGTACTTCGACAGGCACGTGGTGGCGATCCCATCGAGGTAGAACAGCCGGTTCTTGCCCATCGTGCCGAGGAGCAGCTCTTTCATCGCGGTCATCGTGATCAGGTGCATCAGGAGCCGCCCGTTGTTCGGGTATCGCTTCGACGGGGCCGAGAACCCGAACACCTCGAACGCCTTGTTGTCCCGGTTGAACCTGAGGGTCGCGTAGTAGAACCCGACCGTCCCGAACACCTTCCCGTCGATCAGGATGAGGTAGTACATCTCGGCCTTCGTGTTGTCGAGCCGGTGGGCCCAGAGGTCGCGGTAGTACAGCGCGTGGCGCTCCTCGACCCTGACGATCTGGACCGGCATCTCCGCGTCCATCTCCTCGTCTTCTTTCCAGATCGGCAGGTTCCGGTACGGCTCCACGTCCTGACGGCTGTTGTGGTCGATCTGGAACTTCCCGTCGAACCCGTCCAACGTCTCCGGTTGCGTGCAGAGCCAGTACTTGTAGCGCCCCTTGCTGTACTCCTTCGCGAACACGGCGTCCCCCTTCGGGATCCCGTCGGTATCTCCGTGCCGGAGCCAGAAGACCGGGAAGCCGTGCCTCGCTTTCGTGTCCCTGTAGTCGTCGTGGTAGCTGGCCATTGTCCACTCCTGGAACTCGACGGACCAGCGCCCGATCCGCTCGATCGGGAACATCTTCTCGTACCCACCCGCGAACGCCGGCGGGTTGATGAGCAGCACGCTACCCTCGGGGTGCTTACGCCGGTAGACGTGGGCCATGTCCGCGATCTCGTACCGTAGGCCCCGGATCGATGCAGTGATCTCTTCGAGCTCGTCCCTCGCCTGCTTCTGGTACGCCTCCCGGCCCATGAAGATCTCGTCGAACACCATGCGCTCGTACTCGATCTGGGGGTTTAGCTGGGCGAGCTTCATGAGCCACATCAGGCGGGCACCCCTCGCGAGGTCGTCCGGTGCCCCGGACCACATCTCGGCAACCTCGAACTCGTGGCCACCGATCGTGCTTTTCTCGTGGGGCTCGAAGGGCATCTCGCTGAGGTCCCGCCCGGAGGCGACGAACCCGATGATGGACGAGAACAGCCCGATGTCGCTGGCGTGGACCTTCTCGACGGGAACACCGCCTTCGATGGCGGCCCGGACGAGCCCGAACGCACCGCAGCACGGCACGACCACCGACTTCGCCTTCCCGGACTTGCGGAGGTGAGCGAGGGCCGACGCCAACCACCGGCGGTGGCTGGAGCTCGTCGCGCCCAGGAACAGTTTTCCGAGTTGTCGCATCAGGATGTTGGCTGCGTGGCTGCGGACTCGAACCGCAAATCTCCCGGCACAGAGCCTCGGTATGTTGTCGTTACACCACCACGCAACAGGTTCTCAGAGCATGGCCAGCTGGTCGGGTGGTTCAGGGGGGCGCTCTCCCTTCCTCGGCATGGCTTGATATTCAGGCGTCTCGTCCCGATCGAACCCGACCTCGGGAACCACGATGTCCAGCGCGCTTTCGAGCCATTCAGCCACGAGTCGCCGGTGGCACCGGATTCCTGGCGGCTCCCAGCAGAGCATCACGGCGCGGTCCCCAAGATCGTCCGCGATCTGTTCTGGCGCAAGCTGTTCGAGGATGGCGAACATCAGCCTGTCGTAATCGCGCTTCGACATCTTCAGCATTCCCCACGAGGGCGCCAGGCGTCGATCGTTCCTCCCTCGGTACCATTTCGGGATCCCGCGCGCTATGCCTACCGGGTTCAGGTGCAGGAGGTTTTTCAGGTTGCCGAAGCTGCTCGTGTAGATCCTGGGGGGTCCCTCGCGTTCGCTCCCCGCGCTTTCGTCTCCCACCATCGTTCTGTCGCCCTCCGGTCCGGGGGATGGATGAGGGTAGAATGTAGTCGCGATCTGCGATAGCCGCCAGTCGAGTCCGGCCTACTGCATTCCGCGAACACCGACCAGGAGGAGGGCCATCGAGGACACGAGAACCCACGGGTTCGCAACCACGATGCAGGTCACGATACCGACCCCTCCGACCGTCGCGACGGCCCTCCAGAAGACCACGCCCGCGACCCTTACTCCTCGCTCGCGGCCGACTTCTGCTCTTCCATCTTCTTTCGCGCGAGCTCGACCTCCCGTTCCATCATCGCGGCCATCACGCCGACCGCGAACGCCGCCACGTCCTTCCGGTCCGCCGGCTCGCACTTCGCCACCGTGACATCGATCGCCGCCCCGAGCCCGTACCCGTTGAACGACGTCGGCCCCGCCGTCAGCCGGGGCATGTCGCCGGACCGGATCAACTCTCGCGTCACCGCCATCCCCTCCTGCACTTTCCGGCTTGCCCGGATGTCCGCCGCGGGCCCGAAGTGGCCCTGCTGCGCCTTTTCTCCGAGGGCCATTCCGATCATGCCCTTCGCCGGCCTCATCTTCATCGACACGTCGATGATCTTGCCGTTGTCCGCCACCTCGTCTCCCTTCATCAGGTCCGATCAGATCACGGCCCCCCAACCCAGCCCGACCACCACTTCAGCACAGTGAACGCCCACCAAACAGCCCCGACGAGCACGGTCCACACGATCACGATCAGGACCACGCTGGTCGTGATCGCCGACAACCATTTCAACGTATCCTGCAGTCGCCCGTGCAGCCTGCTCATCATCCCGTCGTTCGCTTCCTCCACCACCTCGTCCACTTCCGGTTCGGCGATCATCTGTCTTCGTTTCCACAGCCCCTCGAACCCCTCCACGTTCACCCTGGCCCATGGTGTCGGAGCGTTCCTCCACGCACAATCATAGCACATCACCCCGTCCGCGTATCACACCAGCACGAACCCCGGCCTGACCATCTTCTCTTCGCACCTCACGCAGACGAACGTCTCTTCCGCCACCTCAGCCCCCGAACTCTCGAATCTCCAGCTCCAGCCGGGGCTCGTCGCGGTCAACCTCGACCGTCACTCCGCGCCAGCTCCGCACGTGCTTCCAGTCGTCATCGGCCACCAGCACGCCCTTGATCCCGTCCAGCACCTGCTTCACGAGATTCTGCGGATCCCTCGACCTGGCGTCGGGCGGGAAGAACCTCATCTCGACGTGAACAGGCTCCTCGATCGGCGGCTCGGCGCCCATGATCGACCGCCCGTGACCCACGATCCACCTTTTCCCCCTGACGTATGCCTTGGAGCGGACCGGGACGGGCCCGCGCATCGTCGTTCGCTCGTTGTCGCTTACCAGGACGTCCCAGGGGATGAGAAGCTGTGCTATGACGGGACCTGTGGCGGCAGAGACGGCTACGTGGGGCTTTTTCGTCTCCGTGATGGGTGAGGGGTGATGTAGGGCGATCTTTTCGTTGGAGGCGCCGCGTGAGGCTTTCGTCACCCGTCCTCGTCGTCTTCTCTGTCGTCCGCCGGTTCCCGTGTCGCTTCCGCCGCTTCCCACCCGGTCGCGAAGGCGTCGATCTGGTCATCGAGGATCTGGGACAGCCCGATCCCACTGGCGAACGGTTCGGCGTCCTCGTCGGTCGAGTCGAGCAGCGCGATCCTGCGGTTCACGTCCGACGTCTTGCACCCCTCGTCTCCCAGCTTCTTGCGTAGCTTCTGGAGTACGCCTAGCCTGTTCTTCACCGCAGCTTTCAACTCTACGAGCTGCTGCGCGGTCATCGATCGGCGCCATTCCTCCGGGTCGATCCCTTTCGTCTCGCCCACGAACACCTCCTGGGTACCGGTTTTTTCGACTGGCTGTCTTCTCGTGTACCCGCGTTGGCGATCGACTCCTCGTTCCCCGTCCCCGCAATCTGTCGCACGTTGCAATGAGGCGCAAGCCCGCTACTCGTACAGTGGCGACGCCGTCAGGCGGATCGAGATGCTGTCCAGGGCGGTCCTGATCCATGGATCTTCGTGGCTGGTCACGTCTTTCATCCTGACCTCGACCCGCGCGATCCCGACCCCCGTGTCGTCCATAAACTCTTCGAGCAGCGGCTCCAGCTCCTGCATGATCGCCGCCTCGCATTCCCGCTTTCGCTCGATCAGTTAGGAGAGCAGAGCTGGTCCGTCGATTCTTCCATCGTTCATCGTCGCCTCTCCTCGTTGGCGTATTCGTTGCTGGTCTCCTCGCACCCCAGCCCGTCGAGCATCGTGGAGATGAGGGCCGGCGAGTAGTCGGCGGGAGACTCGGCCACGGCGGTGACGAGAGCGTCGCAACTGTTTTTCGGTTCGCGGACCAGCAACGTCACCGCAACTACGGCGATCGCGGTGATGACCCCGATCAGGACCGCTACTATCAAGCCGGACTCCTTGCTGTCCATCTCTCCCACCTTTCTCGGCTCCTGGGTTTTCGTTTACTCGGTTGCTTCGGGCGCCTTGCTGGTGACGGATCGCTCGACTCGTACAGGTACCTCGTGCATCACGGTTCACTCGACCCCTGCGGTCATCTTGAGAACTTCGGCTCGTTCAGGATCAACGGGTATGTTGTCAGGTGCGACTCGATCCGGGACTCCGGTCACCTCATGGAGCGCGTCTCGCTTCTCTGGAACGGTCATGTCTTTGCCAACGGCTCGATCGGCTCTCTCGGTCACCTCAAAACTTCCGGCTCGCTCTGAAGTCTCGGCCACTTCAGATCGTCCGGCTCGCTCTTTTCCGACGGTCACCTGACATTCGGCAGCTCGCTCTCCTTCTTTGGGCACTTCACCATGCCTCGGCTCGCTCAAGTGGCGTGGTTATATCGCCGCCCTCGGCTCGCTCGCCTTGCCTGGTTACATCGGGACTCACGGCTCACTCTGCACTTTCCGTCACCTCCCGGACGGACGGTTCGATCGAACTCCTCGGACACGTCGTTGACGGCGGCTCGCTTCCGCGAGCCGGATACCTCCACTGGCGCGGCTCGATCGTTTTTAGCGGACACATCTGTTCCTTCGGCTCGCTTTTCGAGTACGGGCGCCTGCTCATTTTCGGCTCGATCGACTGCAACGGATACCTCGGTTCTTGCGACTCGCTTGCGCGGGCCGGTTACCTCGGGCGCAGCGGCTCGCTCTGGTGGATCGGGCACTTCATCAATCCCGGCTCACCTCGTTCGGACGGTCGTCTCGTTTCTCTCGGCTCGCTCTGGTCCCTCGGATACCGGTCCCACCCCAGCTCACTCTGCACTGACGGGTACGTCACATTCGACGGCTCGCTTCTCGGACACGGGTATCTTCTGGGCCGCGGCTCGCTCGGTCGTGTCGGTCACCTTTCTTGCCACGGCTCCCTCCCGCTCCACGGTTACCTTGATCCGATCAGCTTGCTTCTCGTCACCAGTTACATCCGTACTGTCGGCTCACTCAGCTCCTCGGGGTACCTCGTTGGCTGCAGCTCGCTCTGCCGAATCGGGGGCCTCCTGAACAACGGCTCGCTTGCCGGATGCGGTTATCTCGACGCCGCTGGCTCTACCCCACCATGTCCCAGGGGTCGATGATCGTGTGGCCCTCGCTACCGAACTCCTCGATCCACGGCTTCGCGGGCTCCCGACCCGTCGCCTCGCACCACACCTCGTACAGGTGCGACAGGAATAGCTTTTCCGTCTTCCTGAGCGCGGAGAGGTGCTTCCTCCCCTTGTCCCACCCGGGCCGGCTCTCGTCGTACTTCTCGCGCTCGCGATGGTAGAAGTCCGCGTAGGCGCCCTTCGCTTTCAGGAACTGCGTTCCGATCAGGTAGATGGTCTTCTTCGCGTACTGGTCGTACGTCGACTTCTGCCCCGCCGACGGTCGCGGCTGGGCGCACCGCACCCCGTCGTCCGGGCCCGCCACCAGCTCCATCGTCTCTGGACACTTCGCCCCCTCGGGCGTCGTGTGCTTCCCGGTCACCTTGTACCGGACGGGGAACGACCGCGACCTTCCGCACTCGGAGCAGCGGTACTTGTTGGCGGGTACGGTGCCCAGGCCGCAGTACGACCAGAACGACGACGCGTATTCTGCCCGATCGAGGTCGAGCCTCGACAGGATCTTGCACGCCATCGTCGGGCCGATCCCCTTTACCTTCTCCAGCCACGGCCACGCGGGGTGGTCTTTCACCGCGACGATCATGTCGCGGTACGAAGCCCGCTCTTCCCCGTGGTGGAGGCGGTAGGATCGTGTCAGGAACGCGGGGACGTAGGCTGTCGCCCCGTTCGTCGAGCCCTCGACGATCATCTTGAGGATCGAGTCCACATCGATCTCGTCTTCGTCCACGTCAACGCGGTCGGTGTCCCGTCCCTGGATCACGGCCCGGATGCGCTCCCCGGCCTGGATCCTCATGCGCTGGTTCTGCTCGTAGTTGTCGGCCAGCCACCGCAGATGGCTGGAGGCTGTGGTCGTCGTCGTTTCCGCGTTTTCCGTCATCGTTCCTCCTCGGTTGAGTTGCGCTCGTTCGCTATGGGCACCTCGTCTACGTCGGCTCGTCCCCTCGTGGGATGTCCCGTTCTCTGAACATGTCGCGCGTTGCGATACAGGTCAAGGGCTCTCGGCTCGCTCAGCGGATCTGGGCATCTGGTCGCGTTCGGCTCGCTCAAGACCTTCGGATATATCTAGAACTTCGGCTTGCTTTCGTGCCCCTACCTCCACTTCCCGAGCACGAGGGACGCGGGGTGGCCCGCTGCTGCCCACTCCTCGATTGTGTTCATGTCCATCATGATCTCGCCCACGGGAATGAACCGGAGCTCGATGCTCGCCAGCCCCGGAATCCACTCTCGCCAGTCCGAGTCGCGGGTTGTGATGTCGACGGGGTCCGTTCTCAGGCTCATGTCTCGCACGTGGCCATCGATGACCCACAGGCCGCTTCCCGGATCCTTGCGGTTTGCCACGGGTCGGACCACGCTGTCCGTCGCGCCCCCGATCGACCGGACCACCCGTGAGTCGATCGCCTGCGACCCGATCGCTGCCAGCATTCCGCCCACGAACGTGCGTCGCGTCAGAATCAGATCAGTACCCATGCTGCCTCCTTTCCTCCTCCATCGGGATCGCGTTACTCCTCATCGTCGGCCCCCTCGAACACAACGCGTTCAAGACGGTATTCAAGATCCTCTGGGGCGGGCTGTTCATCCAGGGCGTCTGGTGGCAGAGAGACTGCGAGCCGAAATGGTTTTCCATACCTCCTCGCGGAAGCAGCGGTCGGCCAGACGGTCGCCTTGTACTTCCTGTCGCCATAGGGGGAGAGAGAGAAGGTCACGAACCCGATCTCGACCTTTTCCAGCCGGTCGTCACTCATCGTCGAGCCCCTCCCACCGTTCCATCGTCTCGTGTAGCGTCAGCTCCGGAACAACCTGTTCCCTCCACCGACCCGTGCTGGCATGGACCCCGGCCCGGACCAGGCACCAGTAGACGACCTCTCGTGGTAGGTGGCATGCAATCCAACGTGCGGCCCCCACCCTTCGCACCACACCAAAGATTCCCGCGATCACCGCGCCAAATACCATCGCCAGCCCGATCAACACAATCGCCTTGAGCTCCGTCGGGAGCTCGACCCACGGTGACGGGCTCACCGCGCGGCCCCGCTCATCGGTCGCCCCTCCTCTTCGGGCAGCCTCTGGATCAAGCCGTCGTCGTTCGTCAGGATGAGGCGATAGTCCTCCCCAACCCTGGGCCGTGGAGCGTTGGGGGGCGGGAAAAGCGAGTACTCCTCGCCCCGGCTGTCTTCGAACGTGATCACCACGCCCCCGAAAAACAGCCTCTCCACCGCCGTGCATCGTACGCTGTTCACGAAAGTGCAGACCTTCATTCGATCCTCCCCTCGGTTGCCCTACCAGTCCCTCACGTATTCGGTGTATTCCAGGATCACGCCGTAGTCGTCAAGCACGTGACGCCCGACCGTCTTCGGGTCGTCTCCGTTTTCCCGGAGCTCGGCCAGCACCGATGTCGTGTCGACGGACACTTCGATCTCGTTCACCCCGTCCGACCCCCGGATCTCGTTCGCCAGGTCTTCCAGCCCCAGCTCGTCTTCGGGATGGGCCAGGTTCCACCGGCTCGCGATCCACCGGAGCACGTCTTCACCGACCCGCCCGTCCAGCACCAGGCGGACGCCCTTGTGTGTGTTGGGGATCCTGGCGTGGTCGAAAATCTCCACACTCGGCCTCGACGACCTGTACACCGCGAACGACACCTTCTCGCCGTTGTGCTTCTTCCCGATGCCGACGCCGAACCGATGCATCGCCCGGCCCGCCCTGCACTTCATGTTGTCGACCTGCCTCTGGATCTGGTTCTTCCGCGCCCTGAACCGGCTCGCCTCGCGGCTGTACTGCTTCGTGCGGAGATCCTCGATCTCGGCCTCGGCCATCAGGTTCCTCCACACCATCACGTACCGCTCGATCTTCTCCTCGCCCTCTCCGAGCGCGTTGTCGAGCGCCTCCATCACCCTGTCGTACCTGGACTCCATCGCGGGGTCCACCTCCCCGCCGGCCTCCTCGATCTCCGTCTCGATCGCTCGGGCCTCGATCAGCAGGTCCTTTACCGCGTCTTCGATCTCGTACAGCGTTTTCATCGTTCCTCCTCGTTCAGTACGGTAGCGGCTTCGGCGCCCTGTACTCGCCGCCACGGTCTTTCCGCCTGTTCGCCTGTCTTCCCAGACACTCCGGGCACCAGCGGAAAATCGCGTTCTCTCCGGTCGAGGGCGGGGACTCGAATGTGTCCCCGCATGAGGCGCACTCGACCTCGACCCAGCTCTTTCGGTCCACTGGCGTCCGGTGCGCCGGGCCGGGCCCGCCGTACCTCACGGCTTCCCTTTCAGGATCCGGCGGCAGACGTCTTTCGTCGACGGCGGGAAGTCGGCCCCCAACATCCACCGCAGGTACTCCCCGTGCCGCTTCGCGAGCCGGTCGCAGTGTTTCCCGAACGCGAACACGATCTCGCCATCGTCGTCGTACCTGAACTTCCCCGCCCGATCGACGGCCCTCTCGTCTCGCGTCAACTCTACCATGCTGTCGATCGAGAGCCTGAACCGGTCGGCCATCCCCATGATCACGGACGCCGTGGCGAGCGCGTCGGACGACGCCCGGTGCATCTCCAGCGTGTTCGCCTCCAGGCTGCCGAACCGTGCGACCGCGTCTGCCAGCGTCCGTCCCTCAATCGCCTGCCAGACCCGGAAGGCGTCAAGGTCGGGCAGCTCGTCCGGGATCCCGGCCCGCCCGGCGCGGCGAAGCTCGGCGTCGAGCACCGCGCAGTCGAAGTCCCGGCTGTTGTAGCCGGCGATCGCGGAGGCTCTGTCGATCAACTTCTGGATGCGTCCCGCGATGGCCTCAAAGGCGGGCGCTGGCGTCACGTCCTCGTTCGTGATCCCGTGGACCTCGGTCGCCTCCGCCGGGATGGGGATGCCGGGATGCACCAGAAGAGAGACCTCGCCCGTTCCGTCCAGCCGGCAGGCCCCGATCTCGACGATCCGCGCGGTCGTGACGTCGGTACTCGTGGTCTCCACGTCGACCACCAGAACGTCTTCGAGCCGTATCTTCACCTCGGTCACTCTTCCGCCCCCTTCGGTTGTACATGCTCCGTCCAGTACGCGGCGCTGCCCTGGTCTTCCATGTCGTCGGGCTGCTCCATCCTTGCGTATCCCGGCGCCCCGAGTCCCGCCGCCTCCTCGTACCGGTCCACCGCTCTTCCCCACGCCTCCTTCTGCTTCAACGTGACCGCTTTCTTCGGGATCGACAGTCTGTGCTGCAGCCTCATCTCCGGCCCCTTTCCCACCACCCGGCACGAGGCGACCCCGCCCCTGCTCAACCACCTCCACGCCCACGGATACGGCGATTCTTGTCCCGCCCCGTGCGCCAGATCGGCCTCGTCGACCGCGAGGGATTCCAGCGTCTTCACCAGCTCGTCCATGTCCCCCGTCCACGCCCGCTCGTCGTCGGGCGCCTCGTCAGAACGGGAGCTCGTCTTCGAACTCATCATCGTCTCCATTCGAGTCGTCGGATTGAGGCTCGGGCTCTTCCGGCTCCTTGCTTTCGAGCATCCCGATCTTCACGATCGCGTCCTGCGCCTTCTTTATCGACGGGGACAGCTCTCCCGACGCCACGCCGACGCACCATTGCTTCATCTTCTGGTGCTTCTCGTCTCCGTCTTCGAACACCCTCGTGTCGAGGAGCAACGCGACCTCGTCCCGGTACGCCTGCGTGATCGGGAGCACGGACCTCAGCTCGTCGGCTTCCTGGCCCTCCAGCTTCCCTTCGTTCACCGCCTTCATCGCGAACTCGGGGTCGTTCTTCACGACCCACCCCCACGCCTTCGCGGCGTGCTTCCCGAACCCGACGTTCCGCCACAGCAGGCTCGTCTTCGCGTCGTCCGGCTCTTCGCTCGCCGCGGATCCGTTGGGCCCCTGGTCGACCTCCTCCGCGCTGACCTCTCCGGCGGCGATCAGGTCCGAGATGGCCCGGTTGGTGGCCCTCGTCTGGGCCGTGGACCGTACGTCGTGGTCTGCCTTCGCCCTCGCCGAACGGTTCGGAACCCTCGACGTCTCGTGATCCATGTCGCCGATCTCGCCCGCGCACGACTTGTCCCGGCACGTGAACGCCGCCAGCTGACGCTTCCATGCCGGCGCGTTCGGGTCCTTCCCCGTGATCGCCCGGCGGTTGTCCCACATCGGCCCACCGCATTCCGGGCAGGATGCCCCGGTCGAGTAGAACCGATCCTCGCGGGTCGAGCACGAACCGACCGCTTCGGTGTACTGGCCCCACGGCGCGGTCGCCCTCACGACGTACTTCGCGACGAAGTGGCGGACCCCCTCGTCCGGGTCCGCCTCCCACCATCCCGACTCGTCGATGATTTCGGTGCTGACCTGGAACGCCCTACCCAACTTCCTCCACGCGGACTTCTTCTTGAACGCCCGACCCTCGATCTCCTGCTGATCGCTCTCGTCGAGGATCGCGTGGCAGTAGTCGGAGTACGCCTTGCTCAGCCGACCCTGCGCTTCCATCGCCTCTTCCGACGCGATCTCGTCGAGGTAGTCGACCATGCTGACCGGTTCGGGCTTGATCGGGGTCGACGCGGGGCGCCGCCTCGTCAGCGAAACGCCGGCCTCTACTGTTCCGCCCTCGTCCTCTTCACCCTCCACGACCTCCGCCTCGACTTCTTCCACCTCGCGTTCCGTCATCGCTCCTCCTCGTGTTCACGATTCCGCTTTCTTCTGCCTCGCCAGCTTGCGGTCGGCCTTTTTCTCCAGGCGATCGAGCAGCCGCATCGCCAGCGCGTTCGGCTCCACCTCCCCGCGCACCCACCGCCAGACCGTGCTGTAGGTCGTCTCCGCCTCTCCGGCAAACCACGTTCTGCTGCCGTTCGGGTCGTCGACATCGTGCAGGACCATGTACACGCGATCGATGCGCTCCCCGAGTCCGTTGCTTTCGGTTTCTCCCATACTACCTCCTTGGCTTCAATCTATCGCAAGGTGCAACACTATGTCCAGTCGGGCCAGACCGGCACGTCACATGCAGCTCTCCGTAGTACCCGCGTACGTATCCAGCCTCCCGTTGGGGGACGAGGGCCCCGCAATACTCGCACGTGAGGGTCGAGAGATAGGCGTGGGGCTCTGTTTCCCCCTCCGGGTGGGGTGGTGGTGGGGTGGGGGGGTCGTCGCGCCGGAGCATCCGCGTGAGCCACGAACGCCAGCGCTCTAGGATCGCCCCCGGATCACCCACGCGGACCACTCCGCTCTCGCCCGTTGTTCCCGCCGGATCCATCGATGAGGTCGGCGAGCGCGGGCGATTCCGCGAGGCACATCTCGATCGCCAGCCCCGAGAGTATCATGGCGGACAGGACGATGATCTGGACCAGTACCTGCATCTCGTGATCCACGTCCTCGCCCTCGCTCGCTTTCACGACGGCCATGGCGACGTGCTGCATCATCTGCAAATCGTCAACCTTGAGGTTTTCCAACATCGCCCTGTGTCCCTCGCACTCCCTCATCCGGTCCCCGTGCTCGTTGAGGGCTTCCAGTAGACTCGTCTCCTTTGCGCTCATCGTTCCTCCTCTGTGCTGCCGCCTCACCATTCGCGGGTGACGCGGTCGTTGTAGTCTTCCATCGGGTTCTCGTGACCCGCCTCGATCAGGGCTTCCCGCACCTCGGTTCGCAGCTCGTCTCCCAGCCTCTCCACCTCGTCCACCGCCCACCACGTCCAGCCCGGATCCGCGTCAATCACCTCCTCCCACGTCAGCTTGGAATGCTTCCCGAACCCCACCGGCCACTCCAGCACCGACGCGTACGTGTCTTCCAGCCCGCGCTCAATCTGCTCGCGCAGATCCGTGTCGAGACGATCCATGCTCGCCACCGCAAACGCGGCGTACGACGGGTCTCTCACGATGACCTCGTTCCACGTCTCGGTCCGGTGCTTCCCGAACCCTACGGGCCCGTCGAGCCTGTCGTCGGAGAGCGGGCCGGGCATCCCACGCCGGGCATCAGCCATCGGAGTACTCCCCCACGAAGACCCACTCCTCGCCGTACTCCGCCGCGAGCCTGACGAGCGCTTCCTCGCGCTCATCACGAGACAGGCCGTCGGCGTCGTTCAGCTCCATTGCTCGGTACGCGAACTCTGTGGCGTCACCGCTATACACGTCAACCAGTACTTTGTCCAGCGCCATCAGCGCACGGTCCGATATGGGCACAGACGTTTCCAGGAACTCGTAGGGCTCTTTTTTTCCCTCCACCATCTGGAGCGCTCGCTGCTCTTCCATCCCGCACGCGACGAACGCTTCGACGGCCCGGAACCCGAGACAACACATGTACCCCTCCTCGTTCCTGAGCAGCGTCGAACCCTTTCCGTGGCGGTCTTTGTTCCACCCACCACACCGCCACCCGCTGCGGTCGATCTGGGCGCGCTTCATTGGTCCTCCAAGAACTCGAACCGTGTCCCCGGCCCGTTATGCATGCCGTAGAACTCGGCGAGAATCACGAACGCGTCGACCACCGCGTTCTTGTGCGCGAGCGACAGCTGGCCCAGGTCCATCTTGCAGACCTGCCGGTGCGCGTCCGCCGCCACCGCCGCCAGCCGCTCTGCGTTCGTGTCCGCTAGCCCCAACTCGGCCAGCGCCTGCTCCACCGTTTTCAGGCTCATCGTACCTCTCCCTCGTTGCAGGTTACGTTCCGTTGCGCTCTCCACCCCACGCCCGGTCGCATCGATCCGTGATCTCGCGGCTCATCTCGCAGTACGTGTAGCACATCCCGGTGCCGCACATCGCCGGCCGCTTCTCACAGACTTTGCAGACTCCTCGCTTCGTCGGCCCGCTGACCTTGAATCCTGCCCGCTCCATCGCTTCTCTTAACTGCTCCATGGTTCCTCCCGCGTTGAAGAAGGGTGCCGGCGATGCTCCGACCGCCGGCACCCGTTGGTGTGTTAGGCCCGGAGCCGCCGGATGAGGTCGACCATCTGTACCAGCTCGGCCCGGATCTCCATCACCCGGTCCATGAGCTTGGAGTGGTCCTTTCGAACGATCTCGCTCTCCGAGATCAGCCAGTCACGAGCCTGCTTCGCGTGCGTGAACGGCCCCTCGACGACCACGTTGTACTCCTCGTCGACGATGTCGAACAGGCCGCCCTCGCGCTCCACGAGCTGAAGTGCGTCCGGCTTGGCCATTTTCTCTCCCGCGTTTGGGTTGTGGTTCGTTACTCTCATACTTCTATCTTATCGCATTCTGCGATAGAAGTCAAGGGTGGAGGAAAGGTGGTTTCGCGGCGCCCCGTACCCCCCGCTCAGACCGCAACCATGAGGAGGACCTCCTCGGCTCCGAAGACCTGACGCTCCCCGCACCCCTCGCACTCGTAGTACCTGGCGTCCGGCTCGCACCCGCCCTGCTCCTCACCGCAGGCCAGGCAGAACCCTGGGTTGTCCAGCCCGAACATCCCGCGCTCCACCGCGTCCACCACGCGGTCCTCGGTGATCGAGGCGTGCATCCCTCTCGCCACGTCTACTCCCCCTCTCCGTCGAAGCGAATGACCCACCCGCACGGTCGGCACCTCTCCCCCAGGACCATCTCGGGCCCGCCCGTTGGATCGCAGATCAGAGCCTCGGTTTGCTTCCCGCACCGTAGACATATCAAGGGCTCGCCGTCGGTCTCCTCGGCTGGCTCCCATCGCTCGTACTCCTTGAGTCGTGTCATCCGTGCGCCTCCATTTCTCGGGCCTCGCGGCGGGCCCGCACCACGCGCCGGACGAGCTGGTCCGGCGCGTCCGCTTTCAGGATTATGCTGTGGTGTGTCGACCCGTACACGACCGACTCCGCCGGGAACATCGCGCTCAACCGCTTCGCGAGCCCCCGGACGTCGTAGCCGCGTGGGAACGGGTAGAACGTGCGCCCGTCCATCAGTCGCCGACGACCGCGAGCCAGTCGGGGAGTTTCTCGTCGAGCACGTTCAGCATCGCGCCGCGCTCGGCTCTCGACCAGCCCTCCTGCTCCGCGAGCCCGTCCAGCGTCACGAACATCGCGTCGATGTCGGACCCGTTCGGATCCAGCACGCGCTCCCGAATGAAGTCGTCCGCTCTCAGGCTCGGCACCTCGAACGTCCGACCCCGGAACGTCACGGTCTGCTTTTCCATCGCTCCTCCCGCGTTTCGGTTGGTGTTCTGTTCGTCCATCATGATTCCATCTTATCGCATTCTGCGATAGAAGTCAAGGGACCGGACCTACGTCTCCGCCGGGCCTCTACTGACCCCGCAGCTCGGACGCCCCCTCGTCCGAGACGACCTGCACGAACCAGCGGCCACACCCCGTACATCCGTAAACCCACTCCTCGTGGAAGGCGTCGATCGTGAACGCTTCTTCCACGTATAGCCGCGATCCGCAGACTGGGCACGACTCGTCGGCTTGCGTGGCGTCGATTTCCGTCGTCCCGCTCATCGTTCCTCCTCGTGTTCCGGCGGTGGTCCGCCGGTGGAGGGCCCCGCTAGGAGGCCCGGTGGATGATGTCGCCAGCCCGCTCGAACCCCTCGGCGAGCTCGAAGAAGCACCGGAGTAGCTGTTCCGGGTCGAGTTTCTCGGCCTCGATGATTGCGATGGCGGTTTCGAGCGCCCACCGCTGCGGTTCGGAGATGGCCGGGTCCCTGGCCCGCTCGTGGATCCGCTCGACGACGAGCTCGACCGGGATGGTCGGTGTGTTGGGCATTTTGTCCTCCCGCGTTCGGTTTGCTCGCTGTGCTTCCATGGTATGATCTTATCGCATTCTGCGAGGCGCGTCAAGGCGCTTGTGGACGCGCCCGCTTGCCCTCTTTGTGGATTCACTGTGGGTGGCTGTGGAAAAACTTCGCGGAGACGTGGCGGGGGTTTAGGCGACCCTGTATATTCGGAGGGTCGTCACCGGAGCGGTGAAGACGCTAGCACCACCTGGGGAAGCGCGGCAAGGCCTACTGGATCGCCAATCGTTCGGCCGGCCCGCGCTTCCCCTTTTTCTGTGGCCCGCGGTGTCGGGGCCACCCCTGGTCCTCTCCGAGTCCAGAGCCGAAGACTCCACCGGGGTCGCACCGGGTTGCTCCCCAGCAGAGCCCGGATTCTTGTTCTCGGTGGAGCTGTCGCCAATCCCGTTGAGTCGGTTCGCACGGCGTCACGTGCCGCGAGGAGAACGGTGTCCCAACTCCCGCGTTTGGGGCACGAGAGAAATAACTCACGACCTCCGGGACGGCAAGTATGGGGATGGGGCCGCTCCGGAAGCGGTCCCGTGGGGAACAGAGCCTCGCTGTGGGGGCCGCGCTCGTGGCGGGGAAGGGTGGTGTATGGGTCGGGGGCCGATCGGGCGGGAGAGGAGCTGAAATAAGGCGGGGCCGACTCGCAACGCGGGAAGCAAGCCGACCCCTGTGAGGAACGATGAACTCCGGTCCGTCTCCGAACTCGGAGCCGGACGGAACATACACCATCGCCCCCCGTTCTGTCAATCCAGGTCCATCTCTACGGTCTCGCCGACTCGCTCGACCTTCACGAGCCGGGCGTGCTCACCGATCCGGCCCTTGAGCCACAGGGCGTACGCGGGCAAGTCGGCCGGATCCTCCACCTCGACCACCAGGTCTACCCGCGACGGCTTGTAGGCCGTGAATACGCCGGGCCCGATCTCTCCGTTCTCGATCCTGCACTCGCGGTGGCCGACGTACACCACCGTCTCGCCGATCTCCAGTCCTCGTGGCAACGCCGCGACCTTCCGGCTGATCTCCATCCTGCGGGCCTCCTCGGCGAAAGACTCGGGGGTCGGGTAGTGCGACGACCCGACCCAGACCAGCCCGTGCCGGCCGGTCGGGGGCCAGCACATGTGGCACCGGTTGCAGTCGTGTCCTGGGAATGCGTTCGGGTCGCATCTTGGATGCTACCCTCCCCGGAACAGCTCGTCAGGCTCGATCCACGTCCAGCCCCGCGAGGGCTTGATTCCCCCGCCGCACGTCCGGCACTCGTGGAGCGGGAACGGGAGCCGTTCGCACGGCTCCGCCAGCAGTCCGCCCATCAGGTAGATGCCGACCCCTTCCTGACCGGCGCTCCTCCAGCCGCACCCGCGCGGCCCCTCCCGAGCCATGTCGATCCCCACGGTGCTGCTCATCGCCCCCTCCTCTGCCATGCGTTCTCACATTCGACCTCGATCCACAGCGCCTCCCGAAGCCACCGCCCGGGCGAACCGTGACCCTCGGCGATCTCGAACAGCCTCGTGAAACGGTCCACCACGCGGTCCTGGAATGAGGCCATGCTCTGGATCGGGGCGTCCCCCACAGGAACGCTGATCTCGTCCCACGACACCTTCTCGCCGTCCTCGAACACGACCTCGTCGTACCAGACTTCCCTGACGTCCAGACCCTCGCTCTGGAGCCACTTCGTCATCGGGCACCCTTGTGCCGACCCGATCATACCTCTGGGGATGGTCGACCCTTTCGAGCGCAACCAGTCCGAGAACCCCCGCAGGCCCGGACTGTTTGCTACCCCCTGCAGCTCTTTCCTTCGGTCCTCGTGCGTCTTCATCGCTCCTCCTTGACGATCCGGCTCCACTCGTCTGCGTCGACCTCTTCTAGAAGCATCGCCGGCACCCTCCAGGTCATGCCGACCCTCACCCTTCCACCCCCCACGGAGCCCACCTCCCGAACCGACACGTTCACTTGCATGACTTTCTCCACCACGCCGTAGCGTGTGCCCCTCGTGCCGGCGTCGAACTTCACCCGGTCGCCCACCGCCACGCCTTCCATCGCTTCCCGTTTCTGCCTCTGCGTCACCCTTTTCAGTGCGGCGTACAGGCTCTCCACGTGCTCGTCGTATGCTCCGAGGTCGATCGCTCCGATGACCTCGTGGATCCCTGGCGCCCCGCTCGTCTCTTCCATTCTTCTCTCCCGCGTTACGGAACAGCGGGCCTAGCCCGCGGCTCCTCGTCGACCGGCTACCCGGTCAGGGCTTCCCACGGCTCGACCGAACCGTAGGGCATGGCGAACCGACCCGTCGCTTCCATGACCCGCACCTCGGCGAGGTTGATCACGCTGTTCGACGAGCCGCCCACGTCACGCGAGTGCCTAAGCGCGTATCTCGCCGCGTGCAGTCGCGCCTCCTCGATCCCCTTCTTCTCTACGACCTTCCGGAAACGCCGTAGCACGTCGAGATTCGCCGCCGCCTCGAACACGTTGTTCGACCACTTCATCTCGTACAGCGGGTTCTCGGACCTCGCCAACCGGTCGGCAAAGTCTGCGATCTCTTCCTCGGCCTCCTCGATCGCGACATCGATCGCTATCAATGCCTCTTCCTTCGTCTGGCTCATCGTTCACTCCCGCGCTTGGGTTCGTGTCGCCCTACTGCTGCTCGGCCGCTTCGTCGATCTCGGCGATCCGCGCTACCAGGACTTCCCTCTCTCGGCGCAGTAACGCCTGCTTCGTGGTGTACAACCACCGGTACCGGGTCTCGTCCTCGATCGCGAAGCAGACCTCGTCGCCGAAGCCCCCCGGCTCCTCCATCTCGTCGGCCCGCTCCTGCAGGATCCGAAGCGTCTTCGCGAACATCGGCCCGTCGTCGTAGTACTTTCCCCGGCACCCACACCCGCATCCTGGCCTCCCGGAGTAGACCCGCTTGATCTCGTTGACCGTGAGGTCATGGATCGTCAGGGTCGTCTTGAGGTCCTTGATCGTCGAGTCGCTCATTTCGTCCTCCCGCGTTTCGGTTGTTGATTGAACTCTCATAGTATCATCTTATTGCATTATGCGATACGTGTCAAGGGGCTACGCAAGATTTTTTCGTGGACGTCGCGAGCTGTTTCGCCGGGCCAGCTACACAGGTGGGGATCAGGTGCGGGGCCAGCACCTTCCGCAGGGCTTGGCGATCTCTCTGGCGAGGTTGGGCGGCAGGCCGATCGCGTGATCGACGATCTCGCGGCGGGGGACGTTCCACTTCCGAACGCTCAGGCCGCAGCAGGTAACGATGTACCCGACCGGGTCAGACGTGCGAGCGATCTTCGACCGGGGCCGATGGTACACCGGCTTGCCGAAGTCAATCGATGATCGGAGGACCCACACGTCGTCGCCGGCCACGATGAGAATGTAGCAGGATGCGAGACGCCTGAACAGCCCTACTTCGTCGTCACCAGCGTTCGCACACGACCGATCGCCGGGATCCGCGCCCTGGCTTCGACGTCGCCCGTTACCGCGACGTCCAGGACGTACGGCCTGCCCTCCCGGATCTTCACCGCCGCCGGGATCGTGGCCCTCCACCGCCCGTTCGAGCCCGTCTCGAACTCGAACGCGATCGGCCACGTGGCTCCGACGAGCTCGTTCTCGTTCCGATCGAGCACGCGGACCGTCACGGCCACCTCGCCGTCCGTCAACCATCGGTCCGCCGCTGTCTTGTCGATCCCGTCCCACAGCCCGTCGAGGACCAGCAGGTTGTCGTTGTCGATGAACAGGTCCACCGGGGTCATGTTCCCTCCGTGCTGAAGTCGTCGATCCTCGTCCGGGGCCGCAGGGACACCCTCTCCGCCGCCACGCGAGGACCGGCCTCCGCGCCGTCGACGACCACCCTCGGGCCCGTCAGCAGGCGTTCAACGTAGAGGACCTGCAGCCCGACGAACACCATCAGCGACGCGGTCGACGAGAGCGAGCCGGCCCCGATCGAGCTCCAGGCCGCACTCAGATCGGCTTCGGCCCCCGCTTCCAGCGAGCCGACTCCAACCATTCCGATCTCGGCGCCCTTCGTCACGTCGGGATCGAGTCCCATCGTCGTGCGACCAGTCATCGCGGCGGCAACCGATCGGATGACCAGCGGGGCAGCGCCCATCGTCGCAACGCCCGACATGCTCGACGACCCGACGGCGTCGATGGACGCCGCGCCCGTGAGCGACCCCGTTGCCACGATCACCGCCGCAGCCCTGAACTCTACGCTCGACCCCAGCGAAACCTCGGCCACGGCCTCGAACCCCATCCGCGCACCGAGCGACGCTGTGCCCTCCGCGCTCATCGATGCGAGCGCCACGGTCACCATCGTGACGTCGCGCGTCACCGACGTGACGCTCTCGAACACGGCGGTCCCTTCCATCTCCATGCTCGCCGCCCTCTCGACCACCACCTCCGCGGAGAACGTGGCCGCGCCTGCCATCGCTACCGCGCCCTCGTGCCCGGTTCCGGTCTCTGCCGTAGCGCTCCACGAGGCCATCCCGGCCATCGAAACCCCTGCCCACAGGTCGACTACTCCGGTGGCGACCACCACCGCAGACCCACTGACCGCCATCTCCACCGGCCTGTCGATTTCCGTCGTTACGTCGAGCAGGGCTAGCCCGACTACGCTCACACCGGCCCCTAGAAGCACCTCTGGATCGGCAGAGACCAGCACCTCGCCCAACATGGCCGTCGAGGCGTCCCTGGAGACCTCCGCGCCCATCAAAAGGCCGGAGGCGGCGGCAAACGAAGCCGAGGCCGGGAGCAGCACGGACGGGACGAGCGTTGCAAACGCCACGCCCCCCAGAGAAGCGTTGACCGCCAGGTCGATGATCGTCGACAGGGCGATCGCGGCCTCGCCGGGCATCGCGATCGAACCGCCGAGCGTCAGTATGGCGTCGGATACGAACGTCGCGGTGCCCTCGACCTGCTGGTTGGGGCTGAGCTCGACAGATCCAGCTCCGGCCCAGGCGGCCACCGCCTGCACCGACCAGGTCGCATCGACATCCTGCCCGGTCGGCCGCCACGCGTCAAGGAGCTGTGGAGCGTAGAGACTTTCCGGCCGCTCGTAGAGCTGGCGGATCTCCCACGGCGAAAGGGCTCGTTCGTAGAGGCGGACGTCATCGAGCCTGCCCCAGAAATGGTTGCCGGGCTTACCGGTGTCGAACGAGACCCCGAGCCACAGCGGGGCGGGAGTGTCGGCGATCTCGGCCAAGACGTTGGCCGTCTTCTCGGCGACCACCTCCCCGTTCACCCAGATGCGCTGCCGCTCACCCGGCTCGAACGTAAACGCGGCGTGCTGCCACCTGTCTCTCTCGATCACGTTCGGCCCCGTCTCCAGAGCCCCGTCAGACTTGAACGTTCCCGTGTCGGAGAGCGTCATTCCGAGCCCGTCGACCGCATCGCCCGAGTCCTGTACGTAGCACTCGTAGGCCCGCTGGTTTGTGGCTCCCGACATGTTCCGGTACTTCCCCAGCATCGCCCGGTGTCGGGTCGCGTCCTGACCGCGCACGTAGATCCACATGGAGATCGTCAGCGCACCGGTAATGCTCAGGCGGGGATTGTCGGGAACCTCCCCACGATCGTCGATCCCGTCGTAGTCGTACGACCAGCCCACCCGGCCGGGTAGAAAGCCGGGACTCGAAACCCCGATGAGCGATGCGTCGTGCCCGTGGCCACTGTCGTCGCGCAGCGTGCGGCCGCCCTGCTCGTCATGCTTCCACCAGCCCACCAGCCCGCGCCTCGACCAATGCGTCTCGGGACGCAGCGGCCCGGACCAGCGGGCGGTGGGGAGGCGACGCACCTACTGGACCTCTGGCGTGTACGGCACGACGCGGATGCCCATCTCGACGGCGTCGCCGACGAGCGCCTGGTCCGCGTTGTTGTCGGCGACGAAGGCAACGTAGCGTTCCGGGGCGACGACGAAGCCCAAAAACTGGAACTGTACGACCGTGGTCGCGTCGGGCGTAGCGACGAGCGAGCCGATGAACACGAGCTGTCTGACCGCCTCATCGAGACTGCTCCCCGCCGTGCCCGAGTAGGCCCCGTCCGCACCCGAGAGTCCGCCCGGATTCGCCGTACCCGGTGTAGCGGACGGGCTGAATCCGGCGTAGAAGTCCACGACCTCCCCCGCCGTCGGCGCGACGGCGAACTCAACGGCGGCGTACACCGCGTAGAGCTCGGCCAGATTCGGCGCGGCGATCGCGAGATCGACCTTGTCACTCTGCCGCGCGGCACCCGCAGCGAGAGACGTGAGGTCGATCTGGTCGGTCCGCGTGCCGAGGTCGCCCGCATAGTCGGTCGCATCCGCGACCACGATCGCCGTCTGGGGCTTCTGGTGAATCTCGTTCGGCATTTACGCCTCCAATTCCCTTGCGTCGGAAAACACGAAGTCGCTCATCCAGCCCTCGAGCGGCACGATCACGGGCGGGTCCTCGCGGACCAGCCGGCCGATCTGGTAGATCAGGAGGGACGGCCAGAACCCGACGTGGTCCACGTCCGGGTGGCGGAAGTGCGTGAGCGTAGGGACGCCGGTGCGGTGGAACTCCGCGATGGGGGTGGCGTCACCCTCGGGCGTGACCCAAAACGAGACCCGCCCATCCGTCTCGCTCAGCGCGTAGAGCGTGGTGATGTTGACCTTCCGCCCGAGCGGCCACGCGACCCCCGATCGGTGGACCGTCTGATTAGCGAGCGTCGCCTCGCGCCACCGGATCTCCATCGAGGGTGCGTCGATCCAGATCTGCCACGGCTGCCCGCTCCCCCCGGGCCTGAGCTTCGGCTGCCAGACCTGGATGAGGAGCCCATCGTCGCGAGGGAAGCGCTCCGGCAGATACAGCGTGTGGCTCGTCGCGATGGCGTCGAGATCGCCCACGACGAACCGAGACATCACCGGGTGCCGCCAGATCGAGATACCCGTCTTCTGCTCGCGTTTCGAGCCGGAGCCGGGGAACGCCACTGCGTGGAACGCCTTGCCTGAACCGAGCGGGTGGTCCTTGATCCCGCCGGAGCTGTCGCCGGGATTGAAGATTGTGCCGAGCCTTGTCCCGTCCGCGTCGATGACCTTGCCGGCGAAGTTGAGCGGCAGGTTCAGCCCCGGCGCCCACGCCTCCCACCCGTCCGAGAAGTCGCTCTCAAAGATGCGCGGCAATGCCGCGATCTCGGGGATGGGGGAGCCGGGAACGCCGGACGGCGGCGGGGGAGGCTCGGGTTCCGGCTCGGGGATCGGATCGGGCTCGGGCTCGGCCGCCTCGATCATCTCCGTCAGCGCGTCACGCGCCTCGACGAGGTGTCCGAGCGCGGACGTGGCATCGCCCGAGGGCGCGAGGTTGTCGAAGCCCGTGAACTCGGCGACCGCGCCCTGAATCCGGTCGATGCCCCATCGGATCCTCTGGCGAACCTCTCTCAACGTCAAGCCCACGAACCCTCCTCTTCTCAGTTTCCGAACAGGGCCTGCAGGACCGCGAAGGCCCCCACCCCGATACCGAACCACTTCGCCCTCGAAGGACCGGGTGCCTCGTCTACCCCGGTTCGCCTCCGATCAATCACGGACTCGATCGTCACGTTTTCAACGTGCGGATCGTCGGTCGACACCAGAACGTGTGGCAGGCCCTGCTCGTCCTCCAAGATCGTCACGTCAATCCCGAGCGCCGTCAGCACCACTTCCAGGACCACCTCGATCGGTGATCCGGCGGGGATCAGCACCCCGCCGACCCTCACCTCCCCCTCGACCACCAGGCTCCCGTCTTCGAGCTCGATCGGGATCACGGAACCGCCCGCGTCGTCGGGCCTCGCCTCACTCTGGCCCACGAGTCTGTTCCGGTAGCTCACCGCGATCGAATGGTTCTCCCTGGCGACGAGCCTCCACCGCTCAGCGTCTTCCCTCGCGATCGAGGTCATCGCCTCCGCCACGGCCTCGTTGTTCTCCGCTACCAGCGCACGGCTCTTCCAGTTGCCGAGCTCCGTGCGTATCGTCCCCTCCTTCAGCGCCATTTCGTTGTGCAGCTTGACCATCTCGTCGGCGTGGTCCTCCTGGGCACAATCGTGAACAATCTGCCCCGACACCACGGCCCCGATCGACGCGACGAGCAGGTAGGGCGCCAGGAACTCCAGGATCCTCACGGCAACTTCCC